TCCACGAGTACGCCGCGGCCGTACAAGAGGGACGCATCGACGACCCAACGTTTTTGCCTGTGCTGTACTGCGCAGATCAGGACGACGACTGGACGTTGGAGGAGACATGGAAGAAAGCCAATCCAGGCTACGGCACTATTTGCCGAAAGGAATATTTTGAGCAGGCCGTACAGAACGCCAAGTCCAACCCGTCCATGGTCAACTCGTTCTTGCGTTTACACCTGAATATTTGGACGTCAGCAGAAACGGCGTGGATACCTGATAACACTTGGATGAAAGGCGGCGCACCCATTCCTTACGAGAAGCTGCACCACCTGCCGTGTTACGGCGGCCTCGACTTAGCAAGCACGCAAGACCTCACCGCTTTTGCTTTGCTTTTCAGGGACGAGGAGCGCGATTGCTTTTACTTGCTGGTACATCAATTTGTCAACTCGGAAAAGGCACACACTAAGAAGTTGAGCGCAGGCATTGACTACCTGGCATTCCAACGCGAGGGCGACATCACGATCACGCCAGGCAACGTGACGGACTACCGAATAGTCAAGGAATACATAGTAGAGCAGTGCGCCAAATACGACGTGCGCAGCATCGGCTACGACCCGCGGTTTAGCACCTATATCGTCAGTGAGCTTGAGGCGGATAACATCACGATGCAACCTATGGCGCAGAACATCACCACGATGAACGGGCCAACCAAGGAATTTGAAATGGCCGTGATGAAAGGTCAGATAATCCACGGCGGCAACCGTTGCTTGCGCTGGCAAATTGGATGCGCCGTGATCTACACCGACAACAACGAAAACAAGCGCGTGGTGAAGGAGCGCCAGGAAAACAAGAAAGTAGATGGCATCATTGCAAGCATCATTGCCATGAACGAGTATTGCCACACTTTGAGCGCCGACGATATAATGCTTGAGATATTGGATTTGTAAAGAACCTTTCGTATCTTATAAGGATACAAGGTTCGAATGGCTACACTTGCAGACCGCTTGCGTTCGCTCTTCCGTTATCGCGTCGGGAAGTACGATTCGCAGACATTACGACAAGACCTCGGCATAACGGGCTTTGTCAGCTCAGGCGTGAACGTAACTGAGCAAGGCGCGTTAGGAATCAGCACCGTGTACGCATGCGTATACCGCATCGCCAGCACGGTGGCCTCCCTTGGGTTGGAAATCTACGTGAGAGACGGACGCGACGTCAACGTAGCTAACATGCACCCAGCATACCAGGTGCTGGACAATCCTAACGACGAAAACACGCCTTACGAATTTTGGGAGACGCTGGTAGCGTCCGCCCTTATCTACGGGTGTGGCTTTGCCATCATTGAACGCAATAACCGCGGATACGCCGAGCGCCTTATCCCTGTCCACCACTACGACGTAGATATTAAGGAAATTAATGGCGAGCGCATCTACAGCGTCCGCGACTACGGCGTGGTGATGCCCGACAACATGCTTGAAGTGTGCAACATGCACCGCATGTCACCCATTCGCTTGCACCGCGAAAACATCGGATTGGCCAAGGCGGCGCAAGACTTTGGGTCAGAATACTTTGGACAGAAAGGACAAATGACGGGTGTGCTGGCCAGTGATCAGCCACTGCGCAAGGAGCAGATGGACGTCATCCAAAACTCTTGGAACAGTTCGTCCATGAACGCAGGCACGAAGTTGCTTCCGTTTGGCTTCAAGTATCAGCGTATCACCATTACGCCCGATGAGGCGCAGTTTATTGAGACGCGCAAGTTCCAGGCGGAAGAGATTTGCCGCATCTACTCGGTGCCGCCATCGCTTGTGCAGCTTCCAAGTCAGACCACGTACAACAACGTGGAACAACAAAACCTCCAGTTTGCCCGCCACACGATTGCGCCGTGGGCCAAGCGTATCGAACAAGAGATTGACCGCAAGTTGATTCAATCCTTTGAGCGCCCAGGCATCTACAGCAAGTTCAACATGAACGACCTGTACCGCGGCGACCTTGCAGGGCGCACCAACTTCTACACGCAGATGTTGCAAAGCGGCGTGATGAGCATCAACGAGGTGCGAGCCAAGGAGCAGATGAACCCTGTGGAAGGTGGCGATACGCACACCGTACAGATAAACCAAATCGCCTTGGACCGCCTGGGCGATTACTCTGAAAAAGTATCGACAGATGGAAATCAAGGAACAGTATAAAGACGCTGAAAAGCGGACTATGGGCACCATCGAGGTGCGCGAGGCCGAGGGCGACGAAATGGTGTTGGAAGGTTACGCCGCTGTATTCAACAGCGAGACCGACCTTGGCGCCTTTCGTGAGGTCATCAAGCCTGGCGCCTTCGACGACGTGATGGACAACGACGTGCGTGCCCTCATCAACCACGATCCCAACTTGGTGTTGGGTCGTACTACCAACGGCACGCTGAAGCTCGAACAAGACGAGCGCGGACTCAAGTACCGCGTGGAGCTAGGGAAGCAACAGTACGCCAAGGACTTTTACGAAAGCGTAAAGCGTGGCGACATCTCACAGTCCTCGTTTGCCTTTACCATTGACAAGCAGTCATGGAATGAGGAGCGCACGGTGCGTAGCGTTGACAAGGTGCGGCAGTTGTTGGACGTGTCACCCGTGACATACCCAGCGTACAGCGCCGCCACGGTGCAGGCCCGTGATTTACAGCCTGAACCCGAACAGGTAGCAGAGGTTTCTGCTCCTGAACAAGATACAGAAATTCACAATTCACAACCCTCAACAATGAATCTCAACGAGATGAAGGCGGTGCGTGCCAAGCACGCCGACCGCTTCGAAGAGTTGGTTAACGTCGCTGAAACTGAAAACCGCGACTGGACCAACAACGAACAAGAAGAGGCTGACCTCTGCAAGCGCGAGGTGGAACGCCTCGACGGCAAGATTGCCCGTCGCCAAGCTCACGAAGAAATGATTGCACGCCAAGCACAGATGGGCGGCTCGTCAGTTTCTGAAGCAAAGGAAATCAACAAAATCAACCGTTCTTTCAGCTTGAGCCGCGCTGTGCAAGCTGCATCCTTTGGCAAGTCGCTGGAAGGCGCCGAAGCTGAATGGGCACAAGAAGCCGCACGGGAATACCAAATGCGCGGTTTGCAGATGTCAGGTCAAATCGGCATTCCTGGTTCAGCCTTGTACCGCGCTGGTGCCGCTGACGACTTCCAAGCCGGTTCGGGCGACGGTTCAGGTTTTGTTGCTACCAACGTTCCTGGCGTCATTGAGGCTTTGCGCGAGCCAACCAAAGCCGAGCAGGTGGGTGTTACCGTCATTAACAATGCAACTGGCAACCTCAAATTCCCACGTGTTTCTGTGAAAGCCACGGGAACGGCGGAAGGTGAGGTGGACTCAGACGCAGGATCAGGCCTTGAGTTGGACGAGTTGACGCTCTCGCCAAACCGTGTGGCGGCTAACACCAAGCACAGCAAGCAATTGATTTTGCAAGGTGGCGCAGCCGTCGACCGCATGATTGCTTCTGAATTGGCAAAAGGCATCAACAAAACTATTGACGAAGCCGTGTTTGCCGCAGCTTACGCTGGCGCTGGTACTGCCACGGACAAATCAGGTGCTTCCATTGCATATGCTGACATCGTGGCCTTGGAAACTGCTGTGCTTGCCGCAGGTGGTAGCTTGGACGCTTCACAATTTGTCGGCTCGCCCACAGCTCACACTATCTTGAAAAGTGAAGTGGCGGTGTCAAACATTCGTGCCGTTGTTGAAGGCAAATTGGTGGATGGATACCCAACGACATTCACTGGAAACTTTGCTGATACGAGCTCCTCACAAGGCGCGTTGTTGTTCGGTGATTTTGGTTTGGGCATGATTTTGGCGTTTTTCGGTGGCATCGACCTGTTGGTTGACCCATACAGCAACGCTGGAACGGCTCAAATTGCGCTTCACGTCAATAAGTTCTACGACACGGACGTGCGCCAGTCAGGTGCTTTGGCTTCGGTCTACAACTTCGTTGCCTAACTTTTGACTAAACTTGGAAGCCTGGCAATCGGGCTGGGCTTCCTTTTTTTCTCTCGCTCATGAAAGTTGCACGTCCCGCATACGTCTCAGGCATCACCGTGGTGTCTCTTGCTGATATGAAGGAGTTTCTTCG